GTGCGCAGTACTACAACGATCCTTCCGACCCTGACAACGTACCTGTAGGCTCAGAGAAGTTTCAGTACTACGAACAGAAGCACCTCAAGCAAGAGAATGGTTTCTGGTTCTTCCGTGACAAGAAGCTTAACGTCTTTGCCGCAGTTGACTTTGCTTTCAGCCTTAGCAAGAAAGCTGACTACACGGCCATCGTTGTCATTGGTATTGATGCTGACAACAACGTTTACGTTCTGGACATCGACAGGTTCCGTACTGACCGCATCTCAGTTTACTTTGACCACATCTTCCACTTGGTCAGCAAATGGTCCTTCCGTAAGATGCGGGCTGAAACAACAGTAGCTCAGGTTGCAATCGTTAAGCAACTTAAGGAGCTTGTAAAGGAACATGGGCTGTCACTCAGCATCGAAGAGTTCCGCCCTAACAAGAACCAAGGCAACAAGCAAGAACGTATTGCGTCAGTGCTTGAGCCTCGTTACGACAACCTCAGCATCTGGCATTACCGTGGTGGTAACAACCAGATACTTGAAGAAGAACTTCAGTCACGTAATCCACCACACGATGACGTTATCGACGCTTTGGCATCCGTTATCGACATGGCTGTAAAACCTTCTCGGAACATACGTAGGAAAGAATCCAAGAACGTAGTCTGGGCTAACAACAGATTTAGAGGAGCCTCTTAATGGCTGGTGAAACTATCGAAGTCTCAAGCGTTATCGACTCGGATCACATGGCCGTAGAGATTGCTGACCGTTTCCGTGAGTGGTCAAACTTCCGTCAGAAGAAGGTAGAGGAGTGGAAAGAACTTCGCAACTACCTGTACGCTACGGACACCCACACTACACGTAACGCAGTTCTGCCTTGGTCTAACAGCACCACTACGCCTAAGCTTACTCAGATCATGGACAACCTCCATGCGAACTACTTTGCCACGTTGTTCCCTCAACAGAAGTGGATGCGGTTTGAGGCTGACTCAGCGGATAGCAATAAGAAAGCTAAACGTGACGTAATCCAATCATACATGGAAAACAAGACACGTAAGTCAGGGTTTGTCAATACTGCTTCTGACTTGATCTATGACTACATCCAGTATGGCAACTGCTTTGCTACAGTTACTTGGGAAAACAAGTCAACCGTAAAGGAGAACGGTGAGTCAGTTGTGAACTACGTAGGCCCACGTATGGTTCGCATCTCACCCTATGACATCTGTTTCAACCCAACAGCCTCAAGCTTTGAGAAGTCACCTAAGATCATTAAGTCAATCATGACTCTTGGTGAAGTTAAAGCTATGATTGAGAATGACCCAAGCAAAGAATACATGGAGCAAGTCTTCAGTAAAATGCTTGCTGCTCGTGCGACAGTACGTGGTTCAGATGCGACATTCGATAAGTCTGAGGGTTTTGTAGCTGATGGTTTCACTTCAATCCAACAGTACTACAGTTCGGACTACGTAGAAATCCTTACGTTCTACGGTGACTTCTACGACACAGAAGCACAGAAGCTTCACCAAGATCGTGTCATTACTGTAATGGACCGTGCGTACGTTCTCTCAAATGAAGAGAACCCTAGCTGGCTTGGGCAGGCTCCCGTCTTCCACGCAGGCTGGCGTCCACGTCCTGACAACCTTTATGCCATGGGTCCGCTGGATAACCTCGTAGGTATGCAGTATCGCATCGACCACTTGGAAAACCTTAAGGCTGATGTGTTCGACCAGATTGCATACCCAATGCTTAAAATCCGTGGGGATGTAGAGGAGTTTGAGTTTGAGCCAGCTGGCCGTATCTACCTAGGTGAAGAGGGTGACGTAGGTTACCTGTCTCCAGATGGTACAGCCTTGCAAGCAGACCTGCAAATTAGGCTGCTAGAGGACAAGATGGAAGAAATGGCAGGCGCACCTAAGCAAGCCATGGGTATCCGCACTGCTGGCGAGAAGACAGCCTTTGAGGTGCAGTCGCTACAGAACGCAGCCTCACGTATCTTCGAACACAAGACTGCACACTTCGAACGTGTTTTCCTTGAGCCAATCCTCAACGCAATGCTTGAGGTGTCACGCCGTAACATGAACAACGCAGACACTATTCGTGTTGTCAATGACGAACAAGGCTACTCAGTCTTTAAGTCAATCACAAAAGCAGACATTACAGCTGACGGTAAGATCGTTCCTATCGGTGCTCGTCACTTTGCTGAACGTGCTCGTCGTGTACAGAACATTAGCCAACTCTACCAAATCAAACTGGCTGATCCTTCTGTTGCTACACACATGTCAGGCAAAGAGTTCGCACGTATTCTTGCGGATGAGCTTGGTGAACCAACACTGTTCTCAGAGAACGTGGCTGTAGGTGAGCAACTGGAGACTCAGATGCAAATGCAGGAAGCTGAAGTAGTCAACCAAGAACGCCTTATGGCCGCACAACAAGCAGGAATCTAAAATGAAAACTAAAGCAACAGCCCCTAAGAAGTCCCTTCGCCCTAAGGCTCGACCCACAGGTCTTGCAGCTAAAGGTGCTGTAAAGCGTGGCAACAGTGCAGCTAAGTACAATGCACAAGACATGCTCCTCGTAAAGAAAAAGAAATAATGAAAGCTATCTGGTTCAAAGGCTGTAAGACCAAAGAAGAGAAAGACAAAGCTCGTCAGTCTCTTATGGCCAGCCGCCACACACTAGAAGCTCTCGAAGGAATCCTTGAGTCTATGCTTAAGGAAACACCCGCCTCCACAGACTACGATAGTCCCTCATGGGCCTACAAGCAGGCTGACAGGTTGGGTCATAACCGAGCACTAAACCAAGTGCTTGATCTCATTAACTTAGACAAGGAATAAAACATGGTATTTACTGACGGAACTGCAACCGAACAGACCGATCAGACCGCAGAGCAAACACAAGCTGAGACCTCACCACAGGAATCATATTTGCGTAAGCTCGTAGAGGCAAAGGGAGAGAACTGGGGTGACCCTGAAGTTCTTGCCAAGGGTAAACTCGAAGCTGATGGTTACATCAAGACTCTCGAAGAACAACTCTCGCAAATGCGGGAAGACCTAGGTAAGCAGGATTACGCACAGAAACTTCTCGACCAGCTAAGTGTAAAGGCCGCAGACCCTGCCGATGCGAAACACGAAGCGCCCAAAAACAATAATATCGGCAGCACTCCAGAAGGCAATACCAGCCCATCCTTGAGTGAGGAAGACCTGAAGAGCCTAGTTGAGTCAACACTTACTCAGCGTGAGAAAGAAACTCTGTTAAAGCAGAACCTTTCCTTCGTTGATCAAGAGCTTGAGAAAGCATTCGGCACAGAAGCTGCTGATGTTGTCAAGAAGAAAGCCGCAGAGCTTGGTATGTCAATGGACCGTCTTAAGGACATTGCTGCTGAGTCACCTAACGCCTTCCTAACTCTTGTCGGTGAGAAACCGAAGAACGCCTTTAACCCAATGGTTCAAGGTTCGGTTCGAACTGAAGGTGTCAACATGCAATCAGCGACAGAACGTAACTGGTCCTACTACCAGAACCTTCGTCGTACAGACAGTCACACTTACTATACACCCAAAGTCCAACAGCAGCTTATGGAAGATAAGATGCGGATGGGTGACAAGTTTGGTAATTAAACTCTAAGAAAGGACTAGCACAATGGCTGGTATGATTTCCTCAAATGCAGACACACAACGTCTGATTCGTTCAGAGGTCTACTCCTCAGAACTCAAAGACATCCTCCGTGATGAAATGCAAGCACAACGCTACGTGCGTATGCTTGATGGCTTCCCAGATGGTGACACATTCACAATCCCAACAATCGGTAAAACAACTGTAGCTGACTACACAGAAGACGCAGCAGTTGCATACACACCGATGGACACAGCTGAGTTCCAATTCACTGTAGACAAATACCTCCAGTCAGCTTCTTACATCACTAAGAAAGCTGCTCAGGATTCATTCTACAGCGCACAGCTTGAAGCCCGTTTTGTTCCTGAGCAAGAACGTGCAATCATGGAGCACTTCGAAGCAACCACATTCGCTTCACCTGAAGTTGGCGTAACAGCTAACTCAGCTGAAACACTTGATGGTGTTGCACACCGTATGTCAGGTGGTAACGGTGGTCGTCTTGAGCTTGCTGACTTTGCATTCGCACGTTATGCCCTCAAGAAGTCAAACGTTCCTGATCGTAACCTCGTAGCTGTTGTTGACCCATCAGTAGAGTACCAACTGAACACACTGACAAACCTTGTCAACGTGTCAAACAACCCAATGTGGGAAGGTATTGTACGTGACGGTATCGCAACTGGTATGCGCTTCGTAGCTAACGTATACGGCTTCGACGTTTACACATCGAACTACCTGAAAGCTGACGTTGCTGATGCAGCCCTGCTTGAAAAAGATGGTACAACAGGCAACGACTTCTCAGTCAACGCTGGTGTTGCTAACCTCTTCTTCTCAGCTGACGCAACAGCTAACCCATTCGTGGGTGCATGGCGTCAAATGCCTGAGGTGGACTACGAGTACAACAAAGACTACCAACGTCACGAGTATGTTACTACTGCTCGTTACGGTGTCAAGAAGTACCGCCCAGAAGGCATCGTCACAGTGGTTACAAACCCTGACGTCTAAAGCACACGGTTGGGGGGCTTCGGCTCCCCTTCCACTTTCTGCTTGACAGAACCTGCTATTGTATGTATAATATCTTATGCCTTGGCAGGGCTATAGTCTACATATACCTTTAGGAGCCACCAATGGTCAACGTAAACCACTCAACACTAACAGACCCATACCTTCACGAACCAAAGGGTGTCTCAACAGCATCTAACGGTTCTATCTATGTTGCCAATGGTTCTGGTGCTGGGGCTTGGGTTCATGCTCACCATTACATTGGAGCCTATGTAGACTTTGATGCAGCAACTCCAGCATACCAACACAGCACAACAACAACTTTGTCACCACTAGACCCAACGTTTGTCATAGCGGAGAACAGTGGGTTCACGGGTGTCTCAACACCTAATGCTCGTCTTGAGTACACTGATGTTGAAAGCATTGTAGTAACAATAAACTTCACCATGACAATCAAGAACAACTCAGGCTCTAACAAAGACGTAGAGTTTGTACTGTACAAGAATGGTGTTATTATCGGTGGCGCTCACAATATCCAGACTGTAATCTCTGGTGAGTGGAGCAACTGCACAGTTGTTGGTCAGACAACTCTTGACCAGAATGACTACATTGAAATCTGGGTCAAGGCTGAAGCAAACTTTATACTTGATATGGCATCAGCCTACCTGACAATCGCAGGGAACTTTAAAGCATGAGACGTACCCTACTCAGCATGACGCAATCCATTCTGAGCGATATGGACTCAGAGGGTGTCAACTCAATCGCAGATACCGTTGAGGCTATGCAAGTTGCCTCCGTTATCGAAGATACCTTTTACAACATTATCATTGCCAGAGATATCCCTGAGCATCGTCAACTCGTTAAGCTTGTGTCACTCTCGGACAACACACGCCCTACTCACTTCACATACCCAAGCAACACACGTAAGCTTGAGGAAATCCGTTACAACACAAGCACCTCAAGTATCTCTCAGTACTCACTCGTACACTTCGTAGAGCCTGAGGTCTTCCTTGATCGCATGAGAGATAGTGCTAACAACGTGGTGTCTGTGCTCGACGTAAACTCAGGCACTAAGCTTTTCATACGAACAGATGTTGCTCCAACGTATTACACAAGCTTTGATGATGATCACATCGTTATGAACTCCTATGATGCCTCAGTTGAGTCATCGCTTAAGACAAACAAGACCCGTGCATTCGGTTACATCATCCCAACGTTTAGTCAGACAGACGACTTTGAGCCTGACCTTGATGACGTTATGCTACCCTACCTTCTTGCCGAAGCTAAGTCCACTTGCTTCTCTTTGTTCAAGTCAGGTGTAGATCCGAAGGTTGACCAAGCTGCTCGTCGTCTTAAGTCGTACGTACAGAACGATATGTACAAGACTAAGAAAGAAAACCAGAGACCAAAATACGGGAGACGTTAATGGTTGAGTTTATCCACGACACCGAAAACCAGAGGTGCGAGTGTAAGACAGACAAACTCATTGGGTCAATACACATAGTCAAAGAGAGAGGTGGCTTCAGGTTCTTTGTTATTCAAGTCGAAAGCGGTAGTGTTCCAAAGGAACTAAGTGGTCGTTATTCGTCAATACAGAAAGCCCAAGCTGGCGTAAAGAAGTACCTCGCCAACAAACCTCAGACACCACATGCTCGTCGCAAAGAGTTTGGTGACAACTACGAGAAACGTAAGAAGGCTAAAGATGGCTCAGAGAATAAATCAAAAGGTAGTAAACACGTTCATCAAGGGTCTGGTGACTGAGGCTGGTGAGCTTACATTCCCTGAGAACGCTTCCATTGATGAGTCTAACTGTCTCCTTGAGAGAGATGGTTCTCGTCGCCGTAGACTAGCTGTTAAGGTGGAGGAGAGTAATGTCTTGTCCACCTTTGTTGTTAGTGAGACAGAAGTTTTCACAACTGGACAGTGGGAGAATGCAGCAGGTCAAGCAGGTCTAGACTTCCTTGTTGTCCAAACAGGTTCTACCCTTTATTTCTACAACACAGCATCAGAGCCTTACTCAAGCAACCAGAAGACCTTCAGTGTCAATCTGTCATCCTTTGAACATGCAGGTAGCGTAGGCTCCGCTAACATCAAAGTTCAGATGACATCCATTGTAGGCTCCCTTGTGGTTGCGTCAGAAGCTATCAACTCTTTCTACATTGAGTATGACCCTGATACAGACACAATCTCAACAACAACCATCACCCCTCGTGTTCGTGACTTTGAGTGGCAGGGTGACACAGATACTTATACCACATCAGGCTCAGCAACAACAGAACGTACGTATGACGCAAGGAATGCAGGCTGGGGTGTAGGTGGTGGTCCTGCCATTTATACTAATGCACTCACACATCCTTGGTACTCAGGCAAAGACACTGACGGAAACTTTAGTCAGACTGAGTGGGACAAAGTTTACAGCGGTACTACTCTCACAGGTAACGGCCACTTCATCCTAGAGTTCTTCAACAAGGTACGCTC